AACGGTCAATTATAATCTTATCCATTTGATTCATACCAATAAGTTCAGCATCTTCTTTACTAATCTTAGCAATAATTGGCATAACCTCAACTGTATTTACTTTATTATTAATAACACCAAACAAACTTTCATTTTGGCAAAGAGCAACAACACAATAATGTTTAGCAACAACTACATTAGTAAGAATAGCGTCAAGTGCTTCACTTGTTATTTCGCTAATGTCAGTAGGTATTTGAATACCAAAATCTTTAAATTTACTTTCAACTTTAATCATAATACTAAATTATTTAGTTTTAATAATACTATCAATACCAATATTTCCAAGTTTAAGTTTACTAGGAACTTTAACTTCTTTTTTATTCCTTTCACCACTATGAAATTCTCTAGTGTATTTAGGTTTAGTTTCACTTTTATCTTTACCCATAACTTAATTGTTTTTAGCAAATGTAAGAGTTTGAATGAATCTACCAAGAGAAAAACTATTTTTAACATTTGTGTCATAGAGGATTATATGATTATAAATATGCAAGTCATACTCCCCGTGGAGGATGGAGATGAGTTAGACTTAATCATAATAGTATTAATGATATTAATAGAGATAATGATAATGATGATAGTATTGATTAACTTGATGTGATTGATACTGATTGTATTCATCCTCCACGGGGAGTTGAGCGGAGAGCGAAGCTCGGAGCGGGTCATAGCGAATCTATATAATATATCTATATAATATATCTTTATAGTAATTATAATACATTGATTATCAATAAGTTATAATACATATTATGTATCATGCTGAATACCTAATTCTCCATCAGTATGCAAATTAAGTGGCAAAAATGACTACCTTTGTGCACGAAATCTATTCCATATTGGAATACATTTCGCTATTTCCTAGAGTAATATATTTTTATGTTGAACTTAATACTATTATTGTTATGACTTTTAAAGAAGATTTTAAACCTAGTAGAGTTTATAATAAACTTGTTATTGATGCTATTAATAAAGATATAGCTAATGATAGAAGTATTATTATACCTAATACTTTTGATATTGATATTAAAAATAATAATAAAAAATATCTATGTGGTACTGGACGTATGGAATGTTTTGATACAGGTAAAATTATTAAAAGATATTATTCTAATGTTGGTATTAATGCTTGGAGAGAAATAGTTGAATTAAGAAGTATAATTCTTCATGAACTTTTTTATTTTATTAATTATACTATTTGTTTTAATTCTAATGTTGTTAAAATTAGTAAGGATTTATTTGATGCTGTTTGTAGAAATGGAATTAGAAGTGGATGTAATAAACGAGATTTTGCTAATGCTATTGTTACATTAGAAAAACTTAATATTATTCGTAGAACAGATAAACGTAGTATGTTTGAAGTTAATCCTAGAGTTATATTTAAAGGTGATATTAATAAATTTCATGAAATTATTACTAAAGGTAAACTTGATGATTCTAAAATAAAACTTGATAATAATGTTAATTATATAGATAGAATAGGATTAGTTAAAGATGATAATTGTATTATAATTAAAAATAAACAAGTATATAAAAGTGAACTTGATTATTTATATGATGATAATGAGAATAATGCAGATAAAGCAAATAATGAAACTGAAATAATTGAAGCAGAAGAAGTTGATACTAGTAAAATTGATTGGGATTGGTAATGATGAAAGTAAAAGAATTAATAATGATGATAAAGATGAAAATGATAGTATTGAAAAAGAAGGTTATAAATATAATGAAGATAAATGTAATAATAAGGATAATGACGATGATGATAGTGATAATGATGATTGAAAAATTGAATGTATTGATGTGATAGTGAGGCTAGTGAGTATAAGGGGTGGGTCATTAAATTGGACTTGACTACCCCCGTCAAGTTCTAGGAGAAAGTAAAGTTCTCACTCTCATTATCAACATTAAATATATTGAGATTATTCATCTCATTACATTACTAACTATTAATACTAACCATTATGAGAACAAACAAACCATTGTTGTTAGTTGCAATCATACTGATGATTCCAGCTATCATACTAGCATTGAAAGTAGAACCAACTAGTGATGAACAGATTACTGCTGTTGTATTTGGAATACTATCGGCTATTGTTAGTTATCTTAGTAGAGATTAATCTCTACTAGGTGGTATTGCTCATTATCAACATTAAATACTTTGCAGTTGAAACGAAAACAACTGTCAGTAATGCTACTGATTAGCGTAATTAAATTCTTAATAGTCGTGCCAAACGTACAAGATTTAGCGCAAGCTGCACAAGGTGGTGCTGCTGCTGCTCCCGAGAATGTTAACGTAGTTAATCCAACTACTAGTGTTAACCAACCTGTTCAACCTAATGTTGATACAGATAACCAAAACTCTGCGCAAGTGGAAACCATTGATGATGTTGTTAGATGCATCTGTACTGATGGTCATAGTTATGTAATGACTACTGTCATTACTAATATTGATTGTCAAGAACGTACAGGTCGTAATGGCAATTCTTATCTCAATGCGTTTGTTACTATTACTAGTCCTGTCAAAGGTGCTCAAAGTATGCCTGATGGTACACATCGAATGGGCATGCTTGGTGCTATTCAGATGCCATTCAATCAGATACTGCTTGTAATGCGCAAAGACAAGTTCTACGGTAGATTTGTCAACTATGTTGGCGAAGCTGCTGAAGCTGGATTTGCTAGTATGTATCTGACTGGTGTTGCTGTCAAAGTTCTTTGCCAGTTTGTACCTGCTGGTGTACAAGACCGTAATCCGTTTACTCGTAAAGACAATCTTTACAATGTTGTGGATTATGACAGATATGTATATCATATTGTAGGTATCGAACAACCTACTGACCCTGTTCTTGTTGGTGCATATAATGTACTTATCAAGCAGATTATGGACGATGCTCGTGCTGCCATTGCTGCAAAACGTGAGGCTAAAGATAAAGCGGCTAGTTTTGTTGCTACTGCGATGAGTGATGACGATGTGCCGTTCTAATGAACATGGTGCTACTGACCTTCGGGTTGGTAGCACTGATGTTATCAACAATAGTTTTGCTGATGCTGTTGCTAGTGTTCAACATGGAAATGCTCATCATCAACATTAAATAGATTGCAGCAAACGAACTTAACAGTCTGATAAGTCTTATCAGTCATGAACTAGCTGCAAGTTCTGATAAGTCTTGTCCTAATATTAAACATCATGAAAGTACATCGTATTATTACTACTATTGAAGTTGAGAATGATAATTCTATTACTTCTGTTGAACTTACTAAACTTTATCCTGCTGATGCTGATATTCCTCTTGCTATTACCAATTTAACTACTAATGGTAATGCTGATGACATTGAACAAGTATATGGTAGTGTTAATAAACATAGACTTGGTATTGATGGTAAACTAAAAGGTATCGCTCGTATTATTAATAATAGTCTTGATGATTACGAATGTGGTATAATTGGTCGAGATTATAACGATAGTGAATGTAATGATGAAACTAAAGCTGATTAACTAGATAAATGCCATGTAAATTTTTTCTTATAATATATATTATATACGAAGTATATTATATATATATATTATACCCTAGAATCAGCGAAAGATATTGATACTGATATTGCTATTGGTAATGATAAGACTAGTTATGTTAGTGAACTTACAACAACTCATCTTGTGAAACAAGATGATGTTGGTATGACTGTCGTGACTGGTATTGATACTGATATTGGTCATGGAGATTTACTCTCATAACAAAAAGTTATAGAGATAAAGTTATAGGTGACGAGAGGTATTGAATGTGGAGAAAGAGGATATGGAGATGAAAGTGGTGAATGTGGATTTCGTGGAGAATGAAATGGTGGAGTTGGATGTGGTTCAAATAGGGTCAAATTGAGGTTGATAGTGGAATTGGGAGTGATTGTGGTAGTGGTGAATGTGGAAATGAGTGTGGAGATGGTGATGCTAAAGAGACTAGTCCTGCTGCCATTCCTCTTCCTCCTCTTCATCCTTCTCTTCATCCTCTTCCTAATCAATCTAAACCTATTGTTCCACTTCTCTCTCTTTCCCTCTTATAACTTTTCGTTATACCTCTTATAACTTTCAGTTATACTATCATAATCTCTAGTTCTAGCATTATAACCTCTAGTTATACTCTCTATAACCTTTCATTATAATCTCCATAACTTCTAGTTATATCACTATCAGTTTCAGTCATAGCATCATCATCTCAATCTCATTGACGTTCGTCATGACGATTAGTCATACAATCGTTATTAAGACTAGCTCTAACAGTATTATCAAGTCTAATAAGACTTCTAATCATAATGACCAATAGCATTAGTTCTAGTTAATAATAGCACTATTAATATTATCAGTATTATAATGACTATTAATACTAGTCATGCTAATATTACTGGTGGTATTACTAATGATATTCTTG